CCCCTCCATCCCATATCTGCCCACTTACCGTCATTGGATGAATTAGACATTCCGGCACCACACCTTTTCAAGCATACTCTCAGCTTGCTCTAGGTCTGCATCGTTCATACCGGATAACTTCATGGCATGGGTGAGAGAACTCATGTACCCCTGATCGAAACCAATAGAGTATGGCTCCATTAGGTGACGGTCCCGCCGAAACTTGCATATCATATCAGCGAGGAGGTTCCTCATAGCCTGATGCAACGGCCATCTCTGTGTGTGTTTCATGTTGCTTTCCTCGTTCGAGAGAATTGGCGGAGGCTTTCTCCGCTCGAAAGAATCCTATCACCCCTGTCAAACCCACTTTTGCTCTGCATAAAGGTATGTACACGCGCAAGTATACAAGGCGCACAGAGGGTATGAGCATACACTAGTATACCCATACCCTCCATGTTATACCACTACTTATGCCATCTTCGTAGGGGTGCGAATACGGTTAATGTAGTGGTTGGTGCTGATCACCATGGTCGCATATTATCTTTCCTCCTGTGCAGATTCAAACATCCCCGCCATCTCATCCCGTCCTCTGGAAATAATTTCCTCGTAGTGCACCTTCCAGTCCCCATTCTCTATGGGTGTAAGAGGATCAACACCCCGTGCATACACATATGTCCACACATCGGCTGTCGTTTCCTCGTCATTGGATAGTGTGACGTTGACCAATTCACGTGTATAGAGAGATGGTACGCCTTCATAGGAATCAAGACCGCTCAATATGTGCTTCCAATCTCCCTCACTATAGTCCTCGTATGAGAGTATCTGCCCATGAACTACATCCTCATGGTTATCTGATGGGACGACAGCAGGATAAGCACTACCGACAGAATACATCTTGGCATAGGGAAGATAGGCATACCCTATGGAATTGTCGGCGGGTAAATCCCCTCGCATACTTGGTGGTCCAAGATCAGTACGGAGTGTGCCGTATACGAATAGGGATTGGGGTAGTGGAAGATTCTGATATTCCGTATTGGTTATAGGGAATGGCCTATGAAACATTTCAGTTTGGACATACGATGCCATATTATTTCTCCGAGTATTCAATGGATGTGTCAAATGGGTATTCACTACCGCAAATCTGGCACCAGTACCAGTGCTTTTCTATAGCTTGCCCAGTCCTCGCATCAGGATAGGTAGTGAATGGGGTGGTTTCTTCTTGGAGACAGGTTCCACATACAACTGTATCTATACCGAGCGAGGCCTTCACATAGGAATTATGCAGTTCATCTAGACCTGCTTCACACTTTTCCTCTGGAGTGCAGGACAATGGAGGCATATCTTTATCGGCCTCATCAAGAGTGTCTCCAAACTCCAGTCTGGACAGCCACTCATCCCAATCCCCATGAGGAACAGGGGCTAACATGGGATTGAGAGCATCATCGGGCTTCGCTAGATATGCAAAGCATGACCATGTTCCATTGTCGGTACTGATTTGTTGTCCCGAAACACGGACGTTGACTTTCGTTTTCTGGAACCTGCAATCATCATCGCCTATCCCTATAAGGGCATCAATCTCATCGAAATGACTAGGCACATGGAGAATGTGGCCCCTCGTGCTGTAGGTGTTACCTGCCTTCATCCTGTATGCGACAGGTCTGCTCTGGATATCTCTATCCTTATCCGTAACCGCCCACAGTCTTACGTTCTGTGCCGTCCCATTGCATATGAAACTGGCAAACTTGGATGGTATAGTTATAGGCCCCGGAGTATCATCACGGAAATCCCCATAGACAAATAGCAATTTGCCTTGTGACTCAGAGAATTTCATACCCACGGATACTTTGTTTCTGACCTTCTTGCCATCGGGTCCAGTAGGTACAGGATCACCATGTGAACGCGATGCATAGGGGGATGATGAAACATAGCCACTACTGCTCTCCCATCCGGTAGCATACCATGATGTATTGAATCCCCCGAACTTCTTCTGCACACCAGTAAGAAAGTATCCGTTATCCCGTGTATGGCTGAACCATACGCCATTGTTATCGAGATCATCGTCAGCAGTAAATTCCCATGACCCTGTAGTCTCATTGAGAATGGTGAAATTACCTTCACCGTCCATGAATAACATCCTGTCACCGCTGATATAGCTACGGATCATCTCACGCATGGAGTCATTGTCAAGGAAACCATTAGGAAGTTTCTGTAATACTTCATCCCTGAAATGGCGAGTATCGCTAACGCCTTCCGGTGGAATAGCCCCAGATATAGTACCATTGTGCATCATGGCAAGCTTAGGGCGGACAAGAAATGGATGACAATTACTTATGCTATTGCCACCCTTGGTGGTGATACGGAAATGCAGAGCTACTGGCAATCCCTTATTACGAGCATTGCAATAGCGTCCCCAAAGACCCGAAAAGTCTTTCATGTTTTTCCATAGGCTCAATCCCCCCTTGCCGTCGGGGTGCATGATACCCATGCCATCTTTGTTTCGTTCGAGGCATCGCCGTAGGACTTTTTTGTCTAAGCGTTCAGTCGATTGGCGATTATCAAATACGATAATACACATAAGGATTTCCTTAACGTCTGGTTATATAGTTATGTTCTATGAATCTGAGGACATTTGAGAACCTTCGGCTCTCAGGTGGTGATCTAAGCCATGTGATATAGTTCATCTCATTGGCTGATGTGTTCCCAAACTTACGGGTAAACTCCCATACAGATTGGATGAACTCAACATTCTTTCGGAATGAAGATGGAGATAGGGTACCCCGCATCCATCTAGCTTCCAATGTTGCTTTCTTATTAGCATTGACAGCAGCATAATGGGAATCAGTCCCCGGATTCGTATACCGCCTAACCTTCTGCCCCAAGAAATCTGATCGACGTTCACGATCAAATGGAGCGTATCGAGTCAGAGTACTATCTGCATGGCTACGTCCTCCGATTGTCATAGCCAGATTACTCGATCCATATATGAAATTGAGGAATCGAAGTTGGTGAGACTCACTCATAAGTTTCCGACTTATGTGTATGTGCATCCCACACCTACCGCTATCCCATGAGCGCATACCATGCTCTCGCAAGCTGTGCAGTAGGGTTTTTATTTGAGGCCAATTCATATCAAACCACTCATAGGTCATGGGATGGGTTACAATTTCAAACCCCATTTGACCGTTCTCTCCAAGTGATCCGTCGTGCATACACCATGACCATGACTTAGCTATGGAGCGTGTTAGCTTGGCTCCACTACGGCGTGTTGCTCCATCTGTCATAGCTTCTACCTCTAGCTCCAATCCTAGATAAGGGATTTTTGTGTCATCCACATCACCATAGTTAAGGAATTTGAGATAGGCAGGTGTGTAGTTCCACACGTTGATACCACCACATTCACAATCGCCCTCACTATGTACCTGTGTGCTGTACCAACGGCTACACTGGGCATCACATAGCCAATGGTCATCAAGTGTCGCCATGCAACTGTCACACCATCCTCTATGGGTCCTGTGTGTCCCATGAAAATTATGTATGAGCTTAGAAGCCTGACAGTTAGAGCACTCTTTGATCTTGGACATAGTGCAATAGTGGCATACACTACCATCAGGTACGAGTGTTCCGATCTCTGCATGGTGATGGCAACCGCAGGAAGTACAGGATGGCAGAGATTCATCTGGAGGAACTACTGGGTTAACCTCATCTTGATACACATCATAGATTAGCATCAAGTGGATATTGTCGTGTATCCATGAGCACATCTCACAACCACATCCAGATATGTATTCATTCTCTTGTGGCTTCCACCATCGTCTGCCGGAGGGAATGGATCCTGATCCGGTTATGTTATGGTTGAAGTCTGAACACTCTGGACTGCAATAGCTACCCCATGAGGGGCCGTGTGTGCTGTCATTCTCATGGTGGATCTTAGCGCAAAAGCTATTCTCGCATTGCAGACGATCCCTCCAACAACTCCTGCACCATATGGATTCTCCTGCTATGACACGTATTCTTTCATCACCATCTGAAATGTTTATGTCATCACCGCAATGGTCACAATCAATGTACTGCGGTCTTTCCCCATACCCACGCTCTGTATCGGGATACCGTTCCCTTGAGCAGTCAGGACATGGAAGAACAGACCTAGGTGGAGTGCCCCCATACCATGATCTAGGATAATGAAATGTATCATGGCAGAATGGGCAGTAACGTAACCCATTCCTTACAGCACATGGCTGACATACACGGAGAGCACTGTGCTCTGCATGGTGATGATTGTATACCGTCACATCATTAAACTCAACAGAGCTTGTGTAATCATCATCCCCGTATAGAGGACGACGGATATCTTGACTCTCTTCACTCTCTTGTTCCCGTCTTCTCATCCGTATGAGATAACTATCTGATGAGCGGGGTTGCCCCATTGTTTCGGGTACATCATCAAGGGGTGTATCACAATGGTAGCAACACGTTACTCCCTTCATCTGTCATCTCTTAAGCTGATGGTTTCCCATCGCTCATCCTGATGTGAGAGATGTTCGTGCATAGACTCCAATCCAGATGGGAAATAGAAGTATTTCCTTACTGACCTTAGCTTGCTTGGCTTCGGGTAGCTGGAAGGATGCAGATGGCGGAGGGAAGGGACATCCGCGCAATGCTTTATCTGCTCCTCATAGGACAATGCATTGTAATCCTTCTCCTCCATATCGTAAAATCTGCATACGTCCTCTCTGCGAGCACGTATACGATGGGCACGGTAACTTTCACCAGTGCGATACACAGGACCGTTACGGAACCAAGCAGATTTCCATGATCCCTTATGGATATGGGTATCTGTGATGAACCTATGGCCTCCGTAGCTTATTATCTCATTGAGATTGACGAGAGTGTATCCGCATAGGGCATCCCGTCCTGCATCCCCACCAAGTGTATTCTCTGTTGTCATACTGAGGAATACAGATTTCCAAAGCTCAAATGCTGATTCAGCATTGGTAGTATTGATGGCATCGACAATCTCACTTCGATCTGGGAGCATTGCGAGAGTACTATTGACCTTCTCTATGCTTGCTCTCGCCATGCAATGTCGAACCGCAGACTGTGCCCACCATGTCCACATAGGGTGTGATAGGGGCCACGGTGACAGGGTTCGATACTCTATGATGGGCATATATTCATAGTATTCCTGATCCCAACCCTCCCTTTCGTACATACGGATACGAAACTCTCCTGCCTTGCCATACCCTAATGTCTCACGGCGAACCTTGGATTGCTCATCCCATCCTGCGAGATGGTTCATAAGCACATCGACCAGACCGACAGTCGCATCGCATAGAGCGATTCGATTTGTGAATAATTCAATCATGCTTTCAGGGTCACGTTCATAGTCATAGCAATGCTGATCTGCTGTGGTATGTACATGGAACCCCGCACAACGGTATGGTGTACTCTGGGCATCGACTTGGCACCTACTGACAGATGCCGTCATATCTGGATTGAGAACCTTGGAAGGTGAACACCCAAACTCAGATACAGATGGGAGATCCTTATGCTCCTTACGGAGACGGGCCGATGGTGCGAATGTCACAGCACTTCGGTTAGGGATCTTCCCCTTCACCCATGCAGTCTTCATGGCCCTATGAACCTCCCACAATTCGTATTGTGTATTTTCTGTGGTGGTTTCAAGGCATGAATTATGATCGGGGCGGATTTCAACAGCCGCATTGTCGTATATGACAGTGTGGCGTGAGTCCTCTGTGCCAGAATTACTTATGAACAAAGATGCAGGGATGATCATGCCATCCCCATCTAGCACAAGGAACTCTGGATCTAGGCCACTCTGAGGCATTTACCCATTCTCCTGATGAGATGGTAGATTAGTTGTGGATTTACGAGATTCTACTAGACGATTTAGGTGGTCCCCATACCATGAGAGAGTTGGCTCGGATAGTCCGGGCGCGGTATTCACTTCAATTACGTATGCCCTTATAGGGCCTTGGCGCAGTTCGGTGTTGTGTCCATATACGATATCGACCGCACCAAAGTCGAGTCGTAATGCTGATACAGCAGCTATAGCCTGTGTCCTTACGCCTACTGGTATAGCATTTACAGGCACACGATATGTGAATCCGCTATCGAGATTCCAGATACCAAGAGCAGACGGCAGATCACCGATAGACATCAATTCCCTGATGCGGGTATTGGCCCCGACGACATGGACACGAAACTGCCGTAGCTTGTATATGGCTTTGACAGATAGGTCATGCTCTGATAGTAGATGCCATCCCGTATGAGCGAGTTGGCTGAGTCCCCGACCACCAGTAGGTTGGCGACCAACTATGTTATTCCTCGCATAGAAATGTGCCCATCGCTTAGGGATGCGTCTGCCTTCACCCTCAATGAAATCCGGTATACGTATACCCTCATCCCTGAGAATACCTAGCTGTTCGCCCCTATTGTTATACTGCAATAACGACCCTCTTAGATTGACGGTAATGGGAGCACGAAATCTAACTCTCGCAGATGTTCCCCATCGGATGAGGAATGGTGGACGCTCCTCCATATATAGAGCATTCTCTGCGGGCATGGCAGGTATGTTCATATGTTCTGCCAGTCTTGGTGCGGATTCACGACCCGCTTGATGGTAGATAATCATATGCCTTGTGGTTTGTGTTGATTGTATAGGGGATACTATTGTAACGGTCTTAGCCATCCTTTGCCGTTGGGCCATACATACTCCATGTCTTTGGGTATGTCAAACCAAACTGCATAGTAATCGGGATCTTTTCTCCTGAGATTGGATTTGTGAGAGGTATGGAAGGCTTTATCACCCATCCAGAATGGTACATCTGTACTGCTATTCGGGAACATGGCCCTATATGCTTCGATTTTATCGGCGCAAGTGTCTTGGTAGCCTCGCTGAACCCATTCGTTGCATATAGCTTTGCCATAGTCCACCAAGGAATGTTCGTAGCCCTTCCACATCAGGGTAGCAGGATGGTTTACCCACCCCTTGGATTCACCATTCAATGCCTTGAGTATCTGCAATACTTCGACTCGCTGTTTGCCTAGTCTCCGCATATCAAGGGCCATTGCTGATAGTTTGTAATCTGGATATGGAAGGAATGTTTGCATTGGACTCTCCTTTATCGTCGTTCAAGCATACGTATAGAGATAGAAAGAAAAAACCAGATTAGAAACACAATCTGGGCATAACGGTATATTGTTACATCATCTTGCTTCAAAATGCCAACCTCCATTTGGATGATGTGGGGTCGGCCAGAAGCGCACCTTGAAGTCTATATGGGTGTCAAGTCCACTTTTTCTCTATGCGTTCCATGCCTATACCACCGTATACTACGTTTGTGCGCGTTCCTCTTCCCGTACATAGGCGTACGTGTTGTATAGAGGGGTATGGTATACATCTATACCACATCGGGGAGGGGAATACGGTTAATTCAGTTGCCGATAACTGTTAATTCAGTCGCTAGCATTAATGACTGCATTAGCATAGACAGACCCATCCGGTTCCCCTGTTAAATGGGCTCGGATTCTTCTTGCATCTCCGACGTTATAGCTAGCGAGTGCAGTATACCATTGGCCTGTCCGATCATAGAGCATACGCAGGTAGGAGAATCCGCAGGCAAGGTTGTCAGCAGGCGCATATAGATCTCTTTTAGATAGCGAACAGTGTGCTCGTCCTGTGGCTGGCATGACTTGAGTAAGTCCAATAGCTCCTGCATGAGAAACAGCCATGCTATTGAAAGTTGATTCAATTTGGACGAGGCTGAATGCAAGTGGAAGAGGGATTCCTTCTGCTGTGGCAGCGACTCTGATACTGGTTGCGAGGTTGAGGGAGATGCCATGCTTTTGGCTCCTGTAGGTATCGTATTGTAGATGAATCGCTTCCACTATTGAGTCTAGTGGGGGAGCTTCGGGATAGTAAGAGTGGTGGTTGATTAAGTCCTTCTCAGGACTTCGGGGTAAAACGATAATGATTGTTGCTAGTGTTAGTATGATTGTGATTAATCTACGCATGGCTGGTGGATTAGAGAATTAGTGAAGGAGTCCACAATCACGGGGTTAACCCAAAGGACAGCATCCTCGGTTTCCCTGTATGGATGTATAACCATCTCCTGTAAAGAGCCTGTCCGTATGGTAACGATAACAGCGGAAAGGGATTCAGGATGATCGCGAACTTCTTGAGGATCTATAGCTCTTTCGATGTAGGTAGCACCGTATGCAATGACAGTAGCATCAACGGGCTTCTCATCTAGTTGGGTGTTGAGGTCTGTGAATACTTTATGTCGGTCATAGTCATTACTCCATGTAGGAAAGAACAACTCTGTTTGCCCGTCAACAAGGGCGGCAACTATGGGCCGAACCTTTTCACCATAGCCTACCTTAGAACGTGCCTGTTCGGTTAGGTAGTTGGCGACTTCACGTGCGGAAGCATCAATCTCTCCCTGCTCCCTTCGGATGTCTTCGAGGATAGTCATATAGGAATCCTTTATTAAAGGTAGATAGAGATCAGGGCCACCGCAATGCTTCGGCTTCATCGGCGAAGCCTGACTCCCTTAGGGTATTACCTTCAGGAAGATTACAATAGGTAGGAAGGAGAAGCATAGTGTCCATGTCTAGGGTGAGAGAGAATGGTTTCTTCTGTAGCTCATCAGCGGTACGAGCCTTATGGATCTGTAAGGCAAGTCTCTTAGGCACACTCCCTATCTCTGCCAAAGAGAGTGTTGTATCACAAGCACCCATCCACTGTTGGTTGCCCATCATATCTTCTGCGGGGTCTCCGATCAGGTCAGGATCTCTTGACTCCTTTCTGTTATGGTGGATGAAAAGATGGGTGGCTGTACGGCATACCTTTCGTGCCGCATTGTATACAGCTACCGCACTCTCACTGGAGTTCTCACTCAGAGTGTGGATCTTACGAAGTGTATCCCACACTATAAGCACGGGCTCCAGATTTTGAATCTCCTCTACAAGTTGGGCGTGAGTCATAGGCATATTGATGATGTTGACTATGGGTTGGCTACCATCTTCTTCGACAAGCCAATAGACTTCGTTTAGTTGAAGCCCTGATACTACCTTATGTACTCTGGCTTGTTGGATTTGCCCCGTCATATCTGCTTGAATGATTACGACAGGGCCACTACGTACAGGCCAACGCCCGAATAGGGGTAGACCATTAGTGATTGAGTAAGATAGTGTCATCACGAATTGAGTCTTACCTACGTTGGGCTTGCCGTGAAGGATTGCTGTACCCCCTTGAGGTAGGATGGGATCGACTAGGAATGAGGGAGTTGGGAAGTTGTGAGAAACAAACTCTCCTGTGCTCATTAGTTTCATACGCCCTCCACAGCAGACAGCTCCGACCATCTCTTACCGGACTCTGCTCCGGCTGTAATCTGTACCATCCTACCCTGTGCGGGGAAGTGGGATTCCATAATCTCCTTAACTCTCCCTGCGTACTCTACTAGGAGATCATCACGGACTTGGTATAGGACTTCATCGTGAACTTGTAACAAGAACTCAAAGACCCCCGGCTCTTCCCACTCATGGGCTGTGATCATAACCTCATCAATCTTATTGGCGACCGTTGATTGGGGCTTGAAGTTCACCGCTTTAGTCTCTAGCCTACGCTTGTCAGGCTCATAGAAACGACGGCGGAATCTAAAACAATTCTCCAACCATCGAACCCCACCCGCTACACTAGGGTCCCATAGTTCTGTCATAATTTCATCCCACCATTGTTCAAGCCGTGTTACTTCAAGGATGGTAGAGAGAACGGTTCCCGTCTCCGCTTCAGTGAGCTTGAATCCTAGTATGTCTGAATCTTGATTGACTGTTCGGGTGATGGTAGGTACACCTCCTTTGTATAGGGAAGCGTAGTAGACGTTCTTACATACTGATCGTTCGTGTTTGGATACAGACTTTTCATTGCCTCCGTGGAATGCAAGTGATGCAATCCATGTGTGGGTATCTCTGCCTTTGATTAGTGATTCATAGAAGTCCCAATCCTTAGACTCAAATGATACGATTACTGCCTCTGCTTTATCGAGGTCGCTTGCGAGAAGAGTCATACCTTCATCTGCGATGAAGCTGTCTCGAACTTTATATAGTGGGTCCTTCATTCCCTCCTTCTTAGAAAAGTTTTGCATGTTCGTAGATGCGGGATCGACGAATGAGTCAGAGCTAGCCAACCTGCCTGTCTCTGTAACGACAGGAGAAAGCACAGTACGTAATCGCCCATCATCTCCGGGCGCGGCACGTTTGTACTGACCGATGATCGTTCTATCTTTCTTGGCCGTCAGGTAGGGCTCTACGATTGAGCGAGTTAAGTCTTTGCGGTCTTGCCTTTTCATCGTATCTCTATTGTCATTTCTCTAGGCAGACCATAGCTATAGGTTTGTGCCCATAGTGTTTCATGGTTTCTCCTGACAGAGACTTCGTACTTATCATAGCTATCCGGTAAACCAGAGATTGCTAACCACCGAACATAGGGAGTACCATCAATATGGCTAGCGTTTGGTCTTTCCTGCGGGAGTGGAATGTACTCATCCACAACAGTCTCAAGAGTCATGTCGTACGCATGGATCAAGACCCGGATGTTATTCACGATTGGATCTTCTGGTGTGATGAGCATGATCTCACAATCCATCACATCATTTGTCTTAGACGGGATGATTGGAATAAGTGTAGCGGCACCCATCTTCTTAATGAAATCAATTCTACGCATTGTCGATCTTCTCCATCATGTCTACGGGAACTTCAAGCATGGGCTCAGTATCATTGCGAGCACGCTGAGTCCTGCGCCTGTGGACAAAGAGCTTACTAACTGGGGCACTATGGAGATTGAGCATGTAAAGGCCGTCCGTGAAATTCACCACGAACAAAGGCCGGACTCCACTCAGTGCCGCCAACTGAAGCATGGTCCACTTTCTAAGGCTGATGTACAGGGTAGGGTACTGATCGTGCTTCACTCTACGGTTCTTGAATTCAGCAACAGCCCACATCTGCCCACCCTTTTCAACCCACCAGTCGATGGCATTGTAGTCACCATACGGGTGGACTATACCCTCTAGATACTTACCTAATATAATTGCTGCTTCTTCTTCTGCATTCTTACTGCGCTTATTATGAAACGCCATTGGTTACTCCTTGGTCCATTGATAGACTTTTTTAATTGTCTCTTCGGATGCATCAGGCCCACCTCTGCCGTGTAATCCCTTGGGAATTGCAATCAACTTCCATAACAGAAGAGGGAGTTGGGTACTGCTCATGGGATTGAAGTCCCACTTATCTACCTTGCCCGTACCCTCGCATGTCTTGCACGAGTGGAGCATGGCTTTGATGTCAGCTACTTTCATTTGTTTGAGTTCAGATAGGTCCATCCCTTCACGCATACCCCAAAGTATAAGTGTTGGTTTTTTCATATCCTTTAACTTGTTGCACGCCTTACACAGTGAGGCCCCGTTACAACAGCTACAACGCCCGCTGTGGTACCACGGGTACTCCTTGCCTGTCTCGGGGTCCACCTTGTGGTTGTTGTCCTTTAGAAAAGCTTCTGCCGCTTCGGACGACGACGTTTGAAGTGTTGTCTGTCTTGCCTCTAGTTTAGCTACCCTGTCAAGTCTGGTTTTCTCGTCCACCAAAAACCCTCTCTTCTGTACGGACAGGAGCGCGGGTACTTTCTTTAGCTGACGCTCGTACTGCTCTCGCACACCGAACTCATCTACGTCAGCGTCGATCACTCGAAAGGCTTCCATCGTGGCTACGACATCGTTAACGCACAGGCGACCCATCAGTTCCGGTGATGAGGTGTAGGTTTTCCACCACGGGTAGTTGAGGTGGAATGAGGCTAGAAAGTTCAGACCCTTACGAGTCATTTCGTTTCTTGTTTTCTTCTTCTTGTCTGAGCCGATGCCTGTGTCTTCTTTGCCTGCAAGTTCAGGGTAGCAAGCCCAATGGCCTATGATCGTGTCTTCGTGACGACCTCCAACAGGGATGCCCATCTTTGCTTCAAGGAAGTACCGATCAAACTGCCCATTGTGTGCAAGCTTCGGCCTATCGGAACGGAGCCACGGTTCCACGGCGCGGAGCGCATCTTCGTAGGCGAGGAATGCTTGTCCTTCTGCTGTATAGAGGGCGATGCAGAGGAACTTTGTTCCGCCCCATGTGATTTCGATGTCATAAGCTACCAGTTCTGAGTCCCACACTAGATCCATATCGGCCTCAGTGCGGATGCGTGTAAAGTTAGGGAAGAAAGTTCTGGGCAATTCACCTCTCATCACAGCTCCCATTCGTGCGAAGTCTATGTCTACGAGAATCCTGTGGGGTACGGGATTGTAGTAGGCTTCCATAGGGTGGAGTGTGGGCATGAGAGGGCAGGGTAGACCTGTCTCGTCAGGGTACCAGATGAAACCTCTGCGGTCCATGCTCTCTTTGGCTGACTTGATAGACTTGCCACCGCTGAATTCTCCGGGGTGCCTGTCCGTTAGTGTAGCCCACTGGGGCATGAGAGAATAAGCTACGTGTGCTCCAAGGGCGACGATGAAGGATGGCTGTAGGTCTGTGATCAGTTGGTGTAGAGCTTCAGTGCCTTCATTGATGTCATCCCATGAGTGGCGGTAGAACTCACCGTTCCATGCCGAAGTGGGGACGAGGTAGGCTATGTTGCAGTCTTGGCGTGTGAGTCCTGCTCTAGCTATGGAGCCCTGAATAAACTCGCCAGTGATGTTATCGTAGCCACCGAAGATAAGTCTGCCGCCATTACCGTAGAAGGGTTTGTTGGCATGGATGTCTTCATAGCCGGGGTCCCTTCCGATGATTAATGGTGCAGATCTTTTAGGTTGGTTGATCTCTGGCTTCAAAATCCTCTTCGTCATCCGTCTGCTCTCCATCGCATCTGGGTGCTGGCCGTAAAGAGAGGCCGTCTTGCCATCTCGTTTCAGGCCAAGGCCCTATTATTATTTTGTGAGGTACTGATAGGTCTATCGCAGGGGTAGAGAACGATGACTCACTTGTGACACGGATGATAAGGTTCTGGATTGTGGTGTTTAGTACATGCCCTGACTGTATTGGGATACATTCTTCCACCCCCGTTACCGTACCAAGTCTTTGTCCCCCTGTGTAAAGTCCCACGTGCAAGCCCGTTTCATTTCGGACATGAATGGTTGAAACTACAGACCCGAAGTCTGCCATGTTTCCCAGTCCTGACGATATGCACCCAATCATCAGAGTGCATAACAACAGGGCTTTTAATTTCATCGTTCGAGCGGAAAGGCAGATACCATTACCTGCCCCCGAAAACTAATATCTTTCTGGTGGACGAGGCAACTTATTGTTGCCCCGCCCTTCTCGACCTACGGTCGGGTCAGCTTACCGCCTCAGCCTGAGACGCCGAACTGGTTGAACTGCTCCCGTGTCTTTCCAGACGCAGGAGTGTAGTGGGTTACTTCGAAAGCTACACGCTCTCCAGAGAAGTTACCCTCTGTCAGTGCATCAAGCACCTGACTTACGTCAACAGCTACCATATTGGTGCCATTGCGCTGTACGATACCAAGACCTTCTGCCAATCCGGCGAGGAGGCCACCCGCCCTGCGAACAGGGAACGGGACGTTGCGGTCGGAGAAGTCAGAAATCTCACGAACATCGTACCCATCGGTGGCGACAGTGATGTCCCCCGTAAAGCGGGTACGGCCCGGATCATTCGTGCCTTCATTCGGTGCAACACCGTCTAGCCCAAGCTTGAGCGTCAGCCAAGAGCCGTCACCCTTCGGATCACGAATAGCTGCGCTATCAATGTCTCCAGAGTAGGTTCCCTCAGGGAAGGTCTCATATGACTGGTCAATAAGACTAGTGGGAATGGTTGCCTGCATGGTTACAAACTCCTAATGATGGGGTTGTGTCCTCCACGCCTCAGCCCAACCCCTTGTAGCTGAGACGAGATGAATAATAGTAGATTATTTTTTGTTGTCAAGGCCCTCATGGATTGCTGAAGCAATCGCTAAGAGAGCGTGTACTAGAGCGGCTACGAGATCACGGTCGCCCACAGTGGTAACACGGGCTTGGTGACGCATAGCTTCGTCTGCGTGCTCTTTGTAGGTCATCCAATCATCTCCATGATGGAACGCCACGCATCGTCTCTTCCGTGGACGTTTATGTATTTGTTATTGAGTAGCCCTTCAGGGGCGGGTCCTGCGTGTTTGACATGACGCTCTTTGTCGGACACGATCTGAACGCAGTAGTTAGGTTCAGGTAAGGACATAGCTTTTCCTGCGGCCCTCACCTGTACTATGTCAGAGTATAGGAAGTTATCTACGAGGGCAGATACACGGCGACGGAATGAGCCACGAACCATAGGTAGGTAGTCTCCTTCGTACTCCGCACCCTTGCCTTTCTTGTCTGCGCTATCAGAATCGTCGATGGTGTCCTTTGGTGGCTGAACGTGCCACGGCACAGCGATGAGCTTTGGTTGCTTCGCAAGCCCTGTCTTTCCGGTGAGAAGAGATAGGGAACGCATGAGCTGTTCCATCTTTTCACGGACAGATGTATAGGGTGTGAACTTATTGCCCTTGAGTTCAGCCGGATCGAATACACCAAGGGGCTCTAAGGCGGCGTGCCACGCGAGTTCGGCGGCTTCCGTACCATTGTCTAGGACAATGCCCTTGTATTGGGTATCCTCTCGTAGTTCTCTTAGGATACCCAACAGTTGATTGTATCCGGTCGCCTTAAGGCCTGCCTTTCCTGCCGATGGGTCCCACTCTTCATCAGTAACCACGATGGTATCTAGGTTATTGGTTTGATATTGGTGGGAGTTTACCTCACGGGGAAGGGTAGCGATGACAAGGACTTCATCAGGTGAAAGATATTCAGCCATTGTGCCACACACCCATGACTTGCCTGTGCCCGGAGGTCCCGCAAGAATGGTTAACGAACCCGCTGTCGGGCTTATGTCTTGAGCTTTTGTTACGTTGATCATTATAGATTCCAGAAGTCACGAGTAGATGGTTGGTATTCTGTGGCTAGTACTTCAACTCTTGTGTCAGGATCTCTACGGCAGATGCTAGGCATATCACATCCCCCGTAGCCACATGCCTGAGGCCAGTAATCCATTTCCCTGTAGTGGGCAATCGTATCCATCCAACCAAGTTGATTCTCTAGTGCCTCATCAATGTGGTCGGGAGCAAAGTCGAATTGGTACCTGTCGAACTTGACTGCCTTGCTGTTTGGATTGGCGGCATTCTTGCCTACATGGATTCCATTTATGATACCCCCTTGTGGGACAATTCCAGTGAGTGATCGGAGCATAGCCATGTAGCCACGAAGCTGATTGCTTACTTCAAAGCTCTTGGCCCACCAATCGGAAAGGTAGGATGAGGTAGACTTGTGATCCATAGCCCAAAGAGATCCATCCTGTTTGGTTACAGGTAGGTCTGGGATACCGGAGTAAACCAGATCCCTGCCCTTGACATTGAAGCTCATAATGAGTTTGGATTCTCCAAGTACGACATAACCTGCATCATTTACTTTCCACTTAGCGGCAATGACATCATCAAGGATGAGATCTTCCATGAAGTAGGTGGCGGGCTCAAAGATTTCAATACGTTCCATGTTCCATGTGTGGAAGTAATTGACTAGGACTTTATCTAGATGTTCAGCGGAGAGATGGGTGTCTTTCATGTCCATCATCGCACGATCTATTTTGAATGAGTCCCAAGTGTCTTTGCAGATAGCACGAGCCATCTCCTCTGTAGCTTTAGTCCTCACTGAGAATGAGTAGTAATACTCTAAGGCCGCATGAATGGCTATACCTGCAACCATCTTTGGCGAAGACCTGCGAAGTGGTTCAAGATCTAATTCACACCTCACGAAATACTTACGAGGACAGTCTGCTACCTTCTGCAACGTAGTGGCATCAAGGATTGTATGCTCCGCTCGTACGTCATCAATAGACGAGTACCCCGGAGCGAAGTATTCAACAGTCTTCATTATTTCGCCACCCGTGCGGCGATGAGTTTTGCCTTCTTCAGTTTTGTTATGTCATTACTGTCAAGCGGTGCGTAGCCGGGAACCATCGACCTGCACAATTCGTCCAGTTCCCTGATCTCCGACTCCATCCACAGAATTATTTTTGCCATCTCCTTCTTTTCCATCTTGTCCTCCAATATGGTTCTTGAGACTGATACCTACGGCGTCTGCCACAGATAGTATTTTGTTTGGTCCGAAACCGTAGGTAGTTTCAGAAGAAATTCCTCTAAGCTGTTTGTACAACTTTGAGAGTGAAACTCCACTCTGAAGTGAAGTTGAAAGTAACCTACCGATTGCTTCTGTCAAGGCCCTCTCCTCACTCCCTGCTTTTCCAAGCATTACAAAAATCTCGTAAGGCTTTTCATCACAATAGTTTACAGTGATGTGGACTCTGCCACTAGCGGTTTCGTGTGCGTAGGTTACTCCTTTTAAGATCGTTGGTCTTGGCATTATGGTTTAGGGTAAGAGGGTGAGTAGTCTTGGATGTCGCCTCGAAGGGTGTCGAGCGCGTCACAACGAGTTTTGTGGGGGCAGAAACGGCACACGCGCACAGCGTGGGTAGTTGACTTTGAAATGCGCGGGGGTGGGTCTGCGTCTGGGTCACGGTTTTCTATATCTGCATAACGTGTGGCGTGCTCATGGGCGGGCATCTCTATGGGTTTGATGTCAAGAGTACCCTTCTCTTCGTGTAGGACATAGACTGTAGGAGAGAGCCACTTGAAGTATTGACTTGTTATAGCCCACAAATCAACTATGTCCTTCACCCAGTATGTATTCCAAGGACCTCCACGGAATACGATCAGGTGATCATTGTATGTATGGACATCAAAGGCCCCATCTGGATGCCACACCTCACGCATCTCTCCCACTAAAGCAAGAAGAGACACACCTCTGGACCTACGCCAATCTTGTTTGCTCTGCCCTGACCATACATTCCGCCGCACACAACCTACCAATACGGGGTGTCTTGGCATGTGATTCTTTATGGTCAGTTTTATGTCTTCGGGGGTAGCCATGTTAGTTGATCCTTGGGTCGTCTTCTTTTAACACCTTTCACCCACCTTACTTTGATTGGTCCGCAGGGTACAGCCGCATCAAAGAACCAAGACAAAGAACGGGGGCCTATCTTTTTACTCTTCCAATTAAGTAGATCAGAGAACCGCTCACGAGCATAGCTTATTGCTTTCTCTTGAGCTGCATGGTAGAGGGTGCGCTCTTCATCCACAAAATTGTGTACTTCTTTCGCAACCCTCTCACAGTGTCCAAGCATTTTCCATTGAACTTCTGTGGATGGGTCCTCACGATCTGGTGTCTCATCTAAGATGATGATTTTAGTGAAACCATTCCTTCTATCCCATACTCCTCCTGCTGTCCAGATGGTATGTACTGCACCTTCTGTTGAATATCGTCCGCAAGTCAGAGATCGGTCTTTAAAGGTAACACTTCCAGAGCGATCACTCAACTTGTCCCACTCATCTTTTGTACATTGCTCTTTAAGCCACGAAAGTGTTTGTGCTAGACCATTACCTGAGTTCTTCATCGCCTTGAATTCAGGCCAGTATTTGCCTAAGTCTGAGTGGATTAAGCAGTGATACCAAAACCAAGAACGATGTCTTATGGGAGTTGTTCCTAAGGGCTGTCCCAAATATTCTTCCAATGTGGGGGTGCTCACTTTTGGTGCTAGAGCGAACACCCCCATCATTGTGCGTACAGAATCAGGTAAGTCTTTGTTGAGTAGCTCGTAGTTTTTTAGAAGGAGTGCCGCCTCACCCGGCGTGTATATCTTCTTCGCCATCGAACGCTTCCATGATGTTAGTCATTTGTTCCATGAGCATATCGGTGTCTACGTCAGGCTCACAGATGATGGCAATCTGTTGTAAGAGGATAAGGATGTCAGGCTTCACGATGGAAGTTCCGTTAGCCCCCTTCTCAACACGGTGAAACTCTTCTGCGGCTACGGTCAGAGCTAACTTGTAGAGTTCTATTCTAGCAGTGTCGGTAAGGGTACCCGCCAGAGCGTTCTCCGACGCAGAATGAATGATGTCTTCTAAGACCTCTAACTTAATTGACATATGCAGAACTCCTTAAGATTTCATTTGCAAGTTGGGGCACCTCAGAGAATGTGTCCACAAAGGGGACATCTAAATGATCATTGTATGGGTGCCTGTATGCAATGACATGGGAGTGAAAATTAACAAGGGTCGATGGTTTGTCCTCAACAATTAGGTCGCCACTGACCATAGACTTGTCACCTGCAAGGATAACATCCTTCCAATTAAAGTACCTACAGAGAAATCTATACTTAGACCCTGCGTGTCCGGGCATAGGTGTAGACAGAGCTATGACTCTAGCCCACTTTCTCATCTCTTCTAGAGCGATAAGAACTTCTTGGCTCAGGGACTTGGTGTTGTAATCAGTTTCGTTCCACCTGTCCCAGATGCCAGACCTTTGATCATAGGTGAGATTGGAGAGATCATAGTCAATCATGTCTTCATACCTAACGCCTACGCTTGCTAGGACTTCTTCATAGTTCTGTAGCATGACCCCATCAAGGTCAATTAAAATGACAGGCTTAGACATCCGATGGCTCCGCTATCATTTCTATGTTACGGGCGTACCCTGCTATATCGACAAGAGTATCTTCAGTAAGGGTGTTCATCCCTCTGCTGATCTTCTGTAAGATGTTCATCATGCATACATCTTCAGGTGTGATCTCTTTGCCAAGATAGATAGACCAGAAGCTAGCTGTACGTTTGTGATTGATAGAGGGGTGTCCATAATCTAAGCCTCTGTCTTGCGCTGTAACGCGCTTGGCTGTGTCAAGTATGGTGTCACCCTCCTCAACATCTGTTCGGTCTTCTAAGGCCCACCTAGGGCCTTTGACGAGGGAAGAAAATGGATTAGTCATTCTTAAGACCCGTATGTCGAAGTAGCCTTGCAACATCTTCTTCTAATGCAGCTAGACGTTTCTCCTGCTGATGTGTTACTATGTCCAAAGCTTTCTGCATCGAAGATGCAAGTCGGCCCTCGAACTTAGCCATGAAGTCCTCGATTGCACTGTTAACGATTTGCTTGATGTCTTCAGACATGGCATACTCCACTGATGTTATGATTGACTGTCGTAAAGTTTAATGATTGCGTTGTACTCGTCGGCATTCCTAGGTGCCCCTTCCGTGTGTGCTGTAATAAAAAGTTCGTGCATGTCTGCACTTGATTTTATTACAATCACAGGTGCGCCCCCTTCTTCTAGGTCAGGGTGATCGGGGAGCGAAAGACGGACTTCACTTGTCTTTTTAATATTGTCCTGTAAGAAAGGTGGCAAAGGAAAGCCGGGTCCTACTTCGTCAGAGCCTCTTCGCATTATAGTACCGTCGCTCATTAGGTTCGTCCTCCTGTAGAGCGGGAAAGAAAAATTGTGAGACCAAGCTAAAGGAGACTTGTTTTGCTGTCAACCCCTACCGAACAACTTCCCAGATTACCGCACCTAAACCCATGAACAAAGTCGCTTGTTTGAAGGACATTCGGTAAGAGACCAGAGGTGGGGGTGGGTCTACAAAGACTTGCCCGAGTGTGAGGGATGCGCGTGGGTTTGTAGAGCGTGCGGTCACGATTGTACGCCCGTCACCCGCCTTACTTACTACTAGTTCGCCGGGAATACTGACGGAGTAGTCGAGTGTGTGCTCAAGTTGAGGGAGAAGAAGGGACCACGTGCCTGTGAGGACATCATCCTTGACCTCACCTCCGAACTCACCGGAGATTCCTAGAGCCATGAGACTGTCAGCAAGCTCGCCGTTCTTGTCGGAAAGGCTAACGATCTGACCCTGTGCGGCGGCTGTGACTTCTGTGAGGAGACCAATGCGGACGTTGGCTGAGTCTAGCTTGGATGCTAGTTCGCCTATCTCGTCGTCGCGTGAAGAGAGTTGTGCTTGTAGATCTTCTGCCTGTTCTGCAAACTTGACTTCCCAAACTGAGTCGGCCTCAATCTCTGCTACAACTTTCTCTGCAAAGATACTGTCAGCTAGAACACGGTTTGATTCTGCCTCTGCACGGGCCTGACCTAACTGCCACTGTGTTACAGCAGAGAAGATAAGAAGCCCACCAACTACTAAAGTCTGTAATGAATTAGTCATTACGTTCCTCCTGATTGTTTAAAAAGTTTCCTTAGCGGAATTCTGTGCGATAATAATTTCTACCTTCTCTCCCTGATCCCACGCCTCTCGCATCTCTGCGTAGAGTTTTTTGTAGGCTGTACGAGAATCACGTAGCTCGTGGTTCCCGTCAGGCAGTTCTACAAAATCCTCACCAACAAGGACACAGCCTTCTGTGTGGTCGTCTGTGTTGCCCGTGTGGATGTAGACGTATTGAAAGTTGGGTACATCTTGCAGGTGTGCCATCCCTATGTGCATCTCGCCGTACTTCTTTGCGTACTTAGGATGCATACCTCCCTCTGCACGAGGAAGGACCTCGTACCTACCCGCAGGTATAGCTGTCTCTGCTGCTATCTTTTCTTCCCGTACTTCGTCTTCTAGGGTGTAGCATTGAAACTCACCATCCACTATCAACGTGCCTAGAGTAGAGTCCGATCCATGCCGGACCCGCATCAACATCATTATCATCTTCCGTTACCTCGTAGGTATTCAACTTGAGCTTCTAATTGTTGTATCCGTTCCGCGTACCATTCGAGCGTGAGTTGCTGTTGTCGGTCCACGGGTGCGCCACCCGATTCGACTTCCTCAATGAGCTTATCAAGTTCAGTCTCTAAGTGACCGAGTAACATAAATTGCTCTGCGTCAGCAGGTAGAGAGCCTAACTCACCTCTAGGCCACCGAACGCGGAACTCACTATTCAGTTCAACCTCTTGCTCCATCATAATAAGAGATGTCTCTATGGTGTTGAGTCGCTCAACGATCCCAAAGTATGCCCACACCCCAAGAGCAACCCCTGCCACGATGGACAGGAGGTTACGCAGGGGCATTACAATTTCGGTTCCGTCGTTCAAACGTGCGGGCATTAGTCGTCTTTTTTAGGTGCCCACTTCTCTACACCGCTGATTGAAAAACAACCTAGCGTGATGATGAGAAAGGAATTATAGATAAACTCTTGGACCTGAAGTTCCATCCCCCAGATCCCTGTCGTCACATCTACAACAGCGGTGAGTACCATAACAGCGAATGATGTTGCACCAACGATTGTCTTTTCGTTCCAATCGTTGTTGTCTTTAAAGATTGATACAAGCTTTTTCATTTGACTCCTCTATTTTTTGTTAGCGATTTCGACTCGTAATTCAGTGATAGCTTTACTCATCTCATCAATTTTATGGGTCAGATCTCGTAAGATGACTTTAAGTATTTTATCTTGCTCTTCATCCTGTTTGACTTTACCGGGAAGTTTTCCAATCTTGTCGAGGAACCATAGTGTTACCCACACACCCAGTAGAAGTGTAGCAACAGTGCCGTCGTTGGTGAAATCAGGTAAGGTCTGGGGCACTATAACTCCTAAGAGGAACGGGGCGGGTGCTCCTAATATATACTCTTTCACCTTTCTTGATAACCCCTTTGGAACCACGGACTTCTCTCTTGCACCTGCTCTGTAGAGCCCTGTCTTCTTCTTTGTAGAGCCTCAGGTATATCTTCAAAGGGGACAAGGTAAATTCCTGCTTTCATCGCGTTATCGACAATTTTCCATACCTCTTCGTTGTTAGTCACCTGAAGATTGGGATTCCTGAGATACGCTGCCACCATCTGGTCTACATAATTACGACGTAAGCTCGATGCCCGCTCTTGGCTTCTTAAGAGATAGTTATTGTATACACGCTCATCGGAAGCTTGCATTGTTTGCGCCCCAAGAAATTGGGACCCTATAGCGTATGACGCATGGAATATTGAAGGGTAGCTTATAGTCTGGTTGGCTGCATCTGTAGATTCCATACTACCATCCCCGAATATGTCCAATGTCAGGAGAATCCCATCCAAGACATTTGGAGATATAGATTTAAACCAGCGTTGTCCGGTCTCTGTATCGGCAATGAAATTTGGAAGACTACTGCCACCTGTTAGTTTACTGCTTATCATTGTAGTAGCAGCCACGTTTGTCATCCAGCTTAAAGGATATCTTTTAGTAGCGAAAGTAGCTAACGTCCCAAGACTTACGCCCATGAATGCAGCCTTTTTGTTTTCCGGCATTGCCATGTAACCCTGATCACCGTACATCATATTATAAGTACTTTGATACATACCACCCATCGTAGGACCTAGTAGACGGTCGAGTGCGCCACTCGGATCAAAGTGCATCCCACCCATGCCGTACCGTCCAGACATTTGATGACCGGCTATACTGGATATCCCGTAGTGGAAAAAGTTTTCTGCATTGAAGAATTCCGGGTCTGCTATATTATTGCCTACCGTATTACGAACAGTTTCATTTGGGTTATCGAATGCCTCTATATACAACTGTTCTGGATCGTCTTCCTCTGAGAGTCCGAAAGAACGGGCAAGAGCAAGAAGAGGGGTGGTAATGAACAGCTTAGAAGCAGAGAACCACAAGCCACCACCCAATGTGGTACCTGCAAGATTGTAGTTGGCAAATGCTTTTATCGCGTTTGTTCTGTTACGTAGGCTTGCTTGACTTTGGTGTTCAGTCTTCCCCTTAACTATTTGTCTTAGCAGGTCATACTCATACTTCGCCATAAAGTAGGGGTACTGACCGAACTGGGCAAGCACCCTCATAAATGAACCACGCATTATTGGAGGGAGTGCTTGGTCGTAATACTGGAACATTGTGGAATCCACAACTTCTTTACCAAACTGAATTATAGCTTCGTCTGAAAGTTTTTCCCCCGTATCAGGATCAACCTTACGCATTGCATTCCGACGCGCAGCGAATGCTGAGTTAGCTCTAACAAATGTTTCCGCTCCGGCGAACATGCTCATAGAATAATGCGCGGCTAACTTGGCTAGGTGATTAGGTATACTCTGCCCTTCAAATCTTGTAGGCCTGCCAAGACCTAAAACACCAAGGCCCGGACCTGCAGCTCCTCTAACTGGCATAAGGTCTATACCTACAGCTTGGGCATACTCTAGAAGTTCATCATGGTTTCCTCTGCCGGTCCTCCAATTTGCATAGTCCTTATGGGAAGCAAAAAAGTCTGTCCATGCGTGTTTAGCTGAACTACCTCTCCGTATAAGCTCACCTGCTGTAGTCATAAAGTGCTGCGTGCTGTTGATAGCTGCACCTGTAGCATTCAATCCTAGGCGTAGCACACTAGTTAGCATAGTTTGCTCTTCAGCGTATTTTCTTGCAGAGTAGTTCTTATTGTATAGACCATCAAATACTTCAGGGTCATGCCAAATCGATTTATTCGGGTCCTTTATAGTCGCCAATACCTTGCTTGGCTTGATATTTCCAGAGGAAAGGAGCGCCATAATATGATTGAAATGTTTTTCCGTCTGTGTTTCCCGACCCATGTACGAATCCTTAAGGTCAGAAAGGTACTCTTGAACAGTCTCATCACCCGATGCTACCACAGTTCCTAATGCTTTATCACCGAATACGCTTGTGATACCATGAGCACGAGACACAGCAGCATCTGCAGCTCTAACTTTTTCATAAGTATGCTCTATGTTGAGTAGGAAATTATTACGACTGGAACGCGCCCAGTAAATTATGAGACGCTCATAAGGGTCTTCAATAATTTCTGAAAGATCAGAAACTCTAGCTTGGTTGTGCAGGTCACGGGGTGCAGCTCTCTCTTTTCCTATACGTAGAGCCTGTGCTGCGGTACGGGCAAGCTGTGCTCCTTTTTCGCTTCCTACCTCTTTAGCCATCTTTGTGTAGAAGCTTGCGAATCGGGCGGGCCCTAGGAATTCATGGTCAATATCATCGGCTATAGCCTTACCGACCTTGAAATACATATGCTGTTCCGTGCCCGGTGCATACCCGGCGATCTGACCTCTAGCAACACGCATGAAAAACTCTTGGGCGGTTGCCCCATCGGGCGCAAAGGCTACCAGCTTATTGTCCCCTGTAGTGGGATCAGTCATTAAGATTTTATGCCTGCCTTGCAAGATCCGAGGGGCGTAGTTTTTAATACCGTACCGCGCCCAGAAATCAAACTCCTGAGTCATCCACTCAGGTAATCCCTGCTTAGCCGCCGTTGGAACTGAAGCCAGATTGGGATACTCTTCTATGAGATTTAAGAATACATCTATTTCAGATTGAGGTCTAGCGTAAGCAGCATTCGAATTACGATCTAAATTATAGACCTTCTCTCCATCCTCAATTCTTTCTTTAATTACTGCGTACTCATTCTGAGTAAGGTTATAGTCTTTCTTTAGTTTCTTAGCCGTCTTTGCATCTATTTTTTGAGATACTTCGGCGGAATCTTTATCTGTGGAGAATTTTATCTCTTCTGGATGGAAGCCCCGGAAGAGAGCGTTACGAATTTCCATCCGGCGAGCTTCAACCAGCAAATTACGTACTGTATGGTACTGGTAATACCAATCCCAAGTCCAGTTATGTATACCATGTAGGAGGTGATTCTTTGGCAGATCAGTAGGGATGGCTTTTAGTATGGCTTCCCTGCTAAGAACATCTGAAGGACGAGACATAGCATCCCCAATTTCATCAGACTGCAGGATTTCCCAGATCTGGTTTTTCCTTTTGAGATCCATGCCGAAGTCTTTTGCCAAAAGACCTTGGACGATACGCAAGCCTCTCTTTACATCGCGTCCGTGTGAAGTTCTGTGCATCTCAGACATGTACACAAATGTCTTAGTAGTGGGGTGGCGTGATGCCATCTCTCTGGGGCTCCAAAACTTTGCGGCGAGGCCGAGAGTTTGGACCGTAGATCCAGTAGCAGGTACCCTTATTTCAACTCCAAGTTTAAAGTCGGTGGGTAGCCCAGTAATAAATGAATTAGAGGCCAACTCACGCCGAGTCTGATAAATGAATTCAGCCGTCCTAGGATCCCACACGTTTTGCATGAGATGTTCTACCTTCTTCCACATCGGCCAATCAGCATCACCGTTATACATTTTGTTCTGCTTATTGACCTGTTCTCGTATACGAGCATTAAGCATATTCAACTTAGCCTTTGCCATAATATCCCCGTAAGCAGAGTCGGGAGCAAATTGTGCCTTGAGTTGCTGATAGGATAATGTCTTGAGGGTCTTTATAAGATCCGCAGGAATTTCTATGCCATCATTCTTAATGCTGAACCCAAGCTCATTCATACGAATGTAAGCAGGGACGAGTTGGTCTACTGCGTTAGCGAGGTCTCCAACTGTAGAGCCACCCTCTCCTATACTTACGCCTTTTAGAATTTCTTTTATACGAGCCTTAAGTCCCTCTAGATAAGCGTCTCTCTTCACCACACCCTTCAACCCTAAGACGGCATCGTAAGGAGACATACCAATTTCTGGGGTGGCTGGCATACTATCTATCTCGCCCAAATTATGCTTAGCCATTTTCATATAGTCTTCTACTTTGTTAGGATCACGCACCCTAACAACATCTTTCTTCGGGACTGTAATGATCTGAGGCTCTCCATCATTAAAGACCTGAACAGTCACATTTGCTCTGAACTCTGCTTGCTCTACGTCGCCCCGAACGAATGCATCATGGAGTGCATTCTGTCTAGGATTAGGATCGATAACAATTCCAAGACGGCCCTCCTCTCCTACCTCAACAAGCCTATGGGCTAACGCTTCATCGAATTCTAGATTAGCTATGTCGATGAATCTATCATTGTGTTTCACAGCCTCAAAGACAGCCTTAGCTTGCTTTATGAATTCAGGATCATGTACCTCGTAGTACGGTGACAGAAGAACTGCACTCTGAACTGAGATATCGCCACCCCCAGAGGGTTGTGTTCCCGATACTACAATCCTACCTTGGTCAAACTCAACTTCTGGTGATACTTCAGTGAGTCGAGTTAGTTGCGATTGTCTCCCCTTTAACTTTTTACCTACACCTTGTGTAGCATCTAGCCTCAAATCGGTAGCTGTAGCCACACCCACAGCAGCCCTGTTACGTCTATTGCCGAAAGGTCCTACACTATAGTACTGATCTATAGCACCACTATATCGAACAGCAAACTTCTGGGCATAGTCGCGGATGGGCTGCGGCACATATCCTTTTGATGCGTAGAAATCTATGATATCTGTCAGTTGTTCCTCTACGAACATAATGTCTGATTTGATTAACTCTTCACCCAGAGAAGGCAGATTTGCAAAGTTCTCACTGGCCTGTGTGTTACTTGGACCCTTACTAAATCCGCGATCTGTGAGGTAACTTTCTGCTTCTTCTACTGTGAAGAAATCTTTAGTTAGAGTTAGATCGTATAGGACAGGAATACCTTTCTTGAGTTTCCGAAGTATATGAACTCTATGCCGGTTTCCTTTGACTGGTCTGATCTCTCCGTACACACCCGGCACTTCACTTCTCCACTCACCTACTGTGAAGACTCTGGTTTTGGTGTCAAAGTTACGAATCTCACGTACTACTTCTCTGAGAGTTTCTTCGGGGGTGAGAACTCCCGGTACCCTTAGGGTTACATCAGACTCCCTTACTGTAGACCGTGACTTACGAATAATATCAGCTTCACTGACCTGAAATGTTTGTGAATCGGGACTCCCTATGGGGCCCTCAACAACGTAATGACCATCTATAGTTTTGGCCTCATCAATAATTCTGAATTTCGAATTCGTAGTTAGTCTATGGGATTTTACCATAGGATCTTCGGGATCCAGCGCAGCACTTTCCGCTTCATCTAGTTGCTCTGCAGTATGGTCTTGGCTACTAAGTCTCTTACCGGAAGGAAGTACAAGGACTTCATGTGTCCTACCATGAAGTGATACATGCGTTTCCTCTTTTCTGTCCTTCTGCATTGCTTTCACTGCTTCATCTAGACTTTCTGCCCGGTCGATAACGTCAAAAGCTCTTGGTCTACCTCCCGGTCGAGCTGGCTGTGCCCAGCTTCTAGGTACTTTAATGTCTTTGAATTGACCTACAGTACGACTGCGGATAGTTTGGACTTCAGGAGTTACATAGTGAATATGAAATACTTCTTTCTCACCCGGCACCAATCTCTCTTGTACATCCCCATCCTCTGTGGTTTCGTACTCCCTATTCACAGTACCAATAAGTTGCTTATCTACCACAAGAAACATACCGGGCACTTCTGGATGCTCATAAAATGGCAACATAGGCTGCGCTTCTAACGCTTGGGTACGAGGCTGCATCTCACCGAGAAGCTTCACAAGAGCTTCATCTTTAAGGTTAGACACTATATCCTGTGCAGCATACGAAGCGTCCGGTTTCGCTAGGCCCTCTAGCATCCTATCGAACATAGTAGGACCAACGCCTCTTATCTCCTTCAGCTCTTCTACATCCTCAAATCCTTTTCTGCCTAGCTCCTTTTGTTGCTCCCTGTACTCTACAATCTTCTCAGCAAACCTGTCACCAATACCTTCTACTTGCTGAAGGTCATCAAGAGATGTCAGGTTCAATACATCCACCATAGTCATCTCTTCAGGAGACATATCCCTTTGAATCTCAGGAAGAATAAGATCCCACAGGGCCTGCCGGGCCTCTACTTCTTGATTTATAACCTCCGCATTAGCTTCAAATGATGCTAGTTTTGAGAAGATGTCCGTGACTTCTGCCTTGTCGGGATTCCCTACAACGCTAGCCCCTCTTGCGGCAACCTCTGCGGCCTGAGCCTTTTTTATTTTATTAACAATCGCAGCGGGCACATCGAAATTTAATGTTGTTAATTTGCTAAGTATGAATTCCTTTAGCATCTCATTAGACATTGCCCGCATAGCTTTATGCGAGGGGACCATCGAAGCAAGAGCGGTAGGTACCCGAGAAACAGAAATGTTATCAGTAGAAACTTTATGGACAATTCCAGTTTTAGGATTAGGCTTTGTGTCTACAATCTTTACTTGAGACTTAAGGGAGTAGTGCCCGCCACTCCCTTTTAGCCATCCTAATGTAGTCTTGCTGGCCTTAGTAGCTTCTCTATGAAAGTTCCGAACCTCTATTGCATAGGTCCGATAACCAGCTTTAGCAGGCTGGGGGAAAAGGTACAGGCCGAAGTCATTGATAGCCTTAATCATGTCTTCTAGAGCAAGATTTTTAACTGCGTCGGTTTGCTGATCGTCAGAACTGGTTAGAACTAGGTTCTCAAAAGTTTGAGCATGCCCACCTTCTTCGGGTATTTGAACGAAATTGATATGGAACGGTCCTCTCGTATCGCCCTTTTCAAGTTTCCTTGGAACAGTACCCGCGACAAATGTAGGAATTTCTCTTTTATCGGTCACAGGTGAAGGCTCTATCTCAGCCACCGGAACACTAGCATTCTCTAATACTCTGCCCACAGCGATGGCTACATCGTCAATACTTACCTGAGTGCCGTCCTCCAGAGTAACTGCATCAGGTCCAATCTTTTCAGCCTTCGTCTTTTTCCCAGTCCGCTTGTCAACAACTGGAACCTCTATAGGCAGTTCAATCTGGACTGCCTCCTCTTCCTTTTTCTTTACGGCTTCATCTGCCTGTTGCTCAAACTCTTCATCCAAAGCGGCGGACACCGCAGGAGATTCCCCTGCGGATTCAACAGTGCTTGCATCAATTACCGTAGTGGTGCCATCAGGAAGTGTGACAAGGAATTTATTATTATCACTTGTCCGCTCTACTGTAACTACTTGGCCTGAATCAGTCTTAACCTTTACCCCTACCGGAGGAGTGACATTGACCTCAGAAGGGAGAACAACAACAGGATCCTTATCACCTTCAAAGATTACATCCAAAGCGCCTGAATTTCTTATGTTAATAACCTTACCTGTGTTACCGTCCTGTGCAGTTACAATAGAGCCTTTAGCTAGACCTTTTGTATCGTTCGCTCTTATGTCTTCAAGTCTCTTTGCAACTTCGTCTTGGGCCGTACCAACAAGGTTAGGCTGATTTGCTCGTATGACACGAGCTTCCCTTAGTATACGCTTTGATATAGGATCATCGCCAGCTTCTACAATAGCAGCCCATTGATCAAAATCTGTATCATCCCACGTAGCCATTTCGTGCACAGCAATATGGATGTCATAAGATTCAGGAGGGAGCTGACCGCCGGTCGTGTCTTGTCGCTTTGCTTTATTTCTACGCCTTGCGTACTCTATAGCCCGTATGCGCCCAAGGGCTGTAAGTCTTTCTGCGTAGGTGGCACCGTTATCCGGGTCAAGGGCGATTTTCCTGTGATCTTCTAGTATTTTATTTACTTCTTTTTCAGGCTTGGTATTTACAATTTGTTGGGCGTTCCTGTTGTAGGACCAAGCTAATTGGTGCATGTTGGCTCGTGTGACTTCTACATCGACACCCTGCTCTGGATGCAGGTCATTAATAGCCTTAACGGATTCAGGAACAAATACAGGATCAGCAGCGCCTTCAACTACTGGCTGAACTCCCGGTATTGGGGGTTCTTGCTGTGGTCGTGTGACTCCTGACTCCTCAACATTAAGTGAGTTCTGAATATCTTTTATTTGCTCATCTAGAGCAGTCTGCCATTCCTGAGGTGTTGGCTTCTTGGCGAACCCTGCATTCTGTCCATTCTCATCTATATGTATCCATCGGGCCTGACCGTTCTTGGTTTCTATCTTCCGTCTGGTACCATCAGGAGTCTCTACCTCAGTCCCAACAGGAGCTGTATCAGGATCAAAACTGTTTATCTCCGCAGTAGCCCGTTCAACCTCTGATGCCTCCAGAAGAATTTCCATCTCTGTAGGTTCAGCTTTATCAGTGAGGGCACGGTACCCACCGAAAAGCCCACCGAAGAAAACGCCCATAGCTGTACCCGCTTTAGCAGCCTCGTTGATACGGGGCCTGTGCTGGGGGTCCTCTAATATTTCTGAAATAGTTGGGACTGGGTTGCCAACGACTTCTGCTTCTGCAGTTATATTTCTGGCTTCCTGAGCCGCTTCGGTAATACCTTCAGTAATACCACCGGCAATCATAGCTTCTGCTAATTTTCTGTAGATAGATTTCTTTGCTTCTTCACCGAACAGTTTTCTCCCAACCCCCGTACGGCCTACTGCTAAACGACCAGCTAAGCCTATCCCCTCAAACAAAGATTCCATAGCAGCTATCTCGGCTGCAGGTATGGCAGCTTCCTGCTCCGCCTCCTCAGCAGTGACAATAGAACCATCGGCTCTTTCCAACCCTTCAAATTGGTGCTGTAACATACCCAGCTCCATAGGATAGAACGAAGTAAAAGCTCCGCCCCACGCACCAAAGGTTTTCGCTATCCGAGTTGCCATAGCTCCCATCCCTAAAGCTGGGGCTACTGCTGCCGCTGCCTTCCCGCCAAGGATTCCTGTACCAACCGCTGCAAATACCATAGGGGCTGTTTGTCCTAAGGTCTGCATAAACCATTCTGCTTTTGTATCAGCATTGGCCCCTTGGAGGTATTCAAAATCCGCAATAATTTTCCGCCGTGCGACATCCCCAAATTGCTCAAGGCTCTCATCCCCTAACATTTGCCCACCTTCCCGAATAGCTGTTGCTGCCGCGACGGAAGCTAAGTCTATGCCTTGAGCGAGCCCATTTTTAAATGCATCAACAGGTCCTTCTAGCTCCCTATACCCGTAAGGCTTTGGGTCTGCAGCTCGTTCAGCCTCTGCAGCTTGGACTCTTTCCCATAGGTCCTGTTGCTCTTGCTGGCCCGTAAGAGCCGAACTCAATACACTGGCATCAGATGATACACGGTTCGCTAGAGGGGATTCACCGGGATCACGGGATACCTGACTAGGGCTTACACCCTTAAATGGATTTTCTTCATCAGTCTGATATGCAAGATTCCCAAGAGTAGACATCCATCTGTCGTAATCTTCAAGGGAGGGGCCAGAAGGGCGTTCTTGCTGCTCCTGAAAACGCCTCTCTTCCTCATCAAGGTATGTGTTCCTATGGCGTTCAAGAAGAAGGCTAGGAATCCAAGGATTCTTTGATGACATTATCTATCTAAAGGTTTGTTCAAGCCAAGGATTCCATATATCGTTTAAAAATATTGAAAGGCCTTCTGGTGTTTCAATGACCTCCAATAAAGTTTTGTACACAGTTGACATTCTTTGGGCCTCCTGTTTTTCTTCCTGTGGGGTGCCAGCATCAGCAGCGATAGAATCTAAAGTTTCCACTGTTCCGCTTATAGACCTTACAACATCCTCATGCGGTAAATTGAATGTCCTATCTATTCCTTGTATAGAATCTTGGGGTATATTATTAAATACTCCTGTTAGGGCTCCATTCCAAACCTCCCGTCTGTCTGCGACAGCTTTAGCTCTATCCTCTGCAGACATAGAGTTAAAACTTCCAGTGCCGGATGTCTGACGCGGAGTTCCGATACCATCTGAATCATTAAAGCCGGGGATTATATCTTCAGCCGCTTCTGATACTCCGTCCATGCCAAAGTTAATCTTTCCACCCACATTCAGATAGTTTCTTTCAAACTCACTCCTCGTCTGGTATCCCCGACTATACAGGGCAAATGCAGCTCTGTGGTTGAAAGATGCCGGTGACCGCATCCATTGAGCCATGTTTTGTCGGTTCAGATCTACGCCCATAGCGTCTGAAATTTCGGAAAATAATCTAGAATTTAGAACCTCGTTACCCTCTCCAAAGATTCTGGAGTTCATTACTTGTACGAAATTGTTAGCAAGTGGGCCTTGGCCTAAACCTATATTAGATATAGCTTCCGAAAGTTCCGTCGCCACATCCGCAACCGTTGTGCGTTTACGGACATTTGCACTGAACGCCCCAACAAAGTCCTGTATCTCTTCTGGGGTGACATTGGCAAAGATATCATTATCATGCCTTGCTGTCTTGTAAGCTGCCAAGTAAGCAGCCTCAGGTAGGTTCAGATCTCTCGCATGTATGCTTCCATCAGGGCGTGTCTCCACAACTTGGTAATTTTCCGTATAGTCCAGTATTGTACTACCCACTTCTGAGTCCCACTTAGCGTTCTCTTTAACCATCTCAAAGAAATTATCATGCATAGCATCAATTTGTGATGGCCCGAAGCGGTCCATTACTTCCAGCTGCTCAGCCCTAGTGAATCTATCATCACCTTTAATTCGGTCAATTTCGTTTTGGATTATATTCGCATCGGCACTCAAAAGACGACTACCTCTAAAGCCTCCTTCTTCAGGATCATTCAGTAGGGACTCAAGGCGACCTATGGTTAGCTCTTTATCGCCAATCCTATATTGGTTTAGAGTATCTTGGGAAGCTGATGCTCCTGTGCTACCCCTTACATCACCTATTGTACTAGCTACACCACCTGTAGCGGCAGACCTAGACCCAGCGGCTGCTACAATATCGCCCCGAGTTACATCGTCAAAAAATCCTTCACCTGCAGGGCCGGCCATGTGTATCGCATTCTGGGCAGCACTTATATCTGATCCTCTTATATAGGTTCGTTGCTGCCTCTCATCCCCTATACCGTAATTCAATGTCACTTCAGGAAGTTTAATAGGAGTGCGTGCTCCCTCTTCTCCGGGCAGTGTGTATCTCTCTAGATCTACGTCCTCTTTCCGATGTAACTGCCCCGCTGCTACCATCGCGTCTATAGACCGCGTGTCTGCACCCTGCTGAGCTATTCTAGCCCGCTCCTCAGCAGCGTCCATATACATCTCCTGCATCCGAGTCTGGTACATCTGATTCATTATAGTCGCCATTGGGTTCTGCCTTTGCTGGCGTGATCCCAAAAGACTTGCTGGGGACAGTAGCTGTACACCCGCACCACGAGGAGGTTGAATAGGCATATTAGACTATAACCCGAACAAAGGGCTTACCGGCGGTGGTGTTGGAACCACCTTGGGTACACCGCCGCCCATCAAGGCATCTATATAATATTGACGATCTAGAACCCGAGCCGGAGTAATCATCCGGCTTAATTCCTCATCTAGCATTTCTCTCTTGAGCCTAGTAAGTTCAGGGTCTTCAGGTACTTCTTCAGGCTCTGGTAATGGCATACGTCTCTGATACTGAAGATAATCTCTAAACATATTATTGTTATTACTATCCTGATCAAGAAGCTCACGAGGGCTCATAAGCCTTATTCCCGGCCCTGTAGGTGCTTGAATAGCCATTATACTCTCTTACTCATGTAAGCTTCAATTATAGGACTCAAGGTCTGCCTGTCTCTCTGTTCCCCTGCATCTGAATTTCTTGTAGCAGGACCTACCGTACTCCCGAGAGTTCCAAGAGTTCCTCTCGTGAAGCCCTTCAAGGCCGGAGGATTGGGATTTGTTCTCGGACCTTTTTCCCCGGTATTGAATTTCTCAAACGCCCCTTGACGCATAAGTCGGGCGAGCACTGATAGAGCCATATGTTAACCGCCAGTTGCGCCAGAGATACCACCGTATATTGCACCCGGTATAGCACCCGGACCACCAGTCATAGAGCCTATGATAGCGCCTTCGGCAGCCCCACTTAGAGTATTGAAAATTCTATCCTGCCAACCACCTTCCTTTAGAGCGTTTTCTACCATTCGTCTATTGAGGTCGAAAATGTTTCGGTCCATTCCATATTGATTTATAGCCTGCCTACCAGTGAATAGGCTTGTGGCATAATCATCACGCCTTGCTTGGAGGTTGCCTGTATAGGCCAAGAGGTTTCGAATATTACTATCACGAGTGCTGCTAGCTAGATTCGCAAGCTCTACTGCTTTGCCTGACAGAGCATTAGCAAACTGATCGTTAGCCCCACCAAGGATGTTCAACCTAGCCCTATCAAATCCACCAGACGTAGGACCAAAGCCCGTTTTTTGGGTCATCCCTAGGGCTCCTTGAGTTGCTTCTTCTACATACCCACCCGGACCATATAACTCTTTAGTTAAACCTCCAGCAAAATCTTCCAGCGGGGCCTTAAAGGCAGAATAATCTATAGGTGCATTAATTTGACCTAAAAGAAGTTCTTCAAGGCCGGGCAGTGCTGCATCAATTCTTCCAAGCTCGGGCTCAAACTGACTAGTGAGGACCCCCGGCAGAGAGCGATTCCTTTGCTGTTGTCTCACTGCATTAGGAACACGAGTCATTTGCTGATATGATTCGCCTCCCTCATTTCTAGTTTGATTAAATGGGAATGGCATGTTTTCTCCGTTATGCGCTAACTAAAGATATGTATAGTTTGACTGTAGGTCAACTACTTTGGCTCCATCCGACGAAACCCACACTATTACTAGTACCCGTATTTCTTTTTTGCTGGCTTTTTAGCAGAAGACTTCTTCTTGGTTGGCTTCTTCTTCATAGCAGCCTTAGCTGCTTTAGACGCTTTCTTAGCTGGCATTATGCATCCTCGTATGCGCTTGTAACAATCTCACCATCTTCACTGGCAGGCTTTGCCATGATAATCTTATCAGTCTCTACCGAAGTGACTTGATAGCCTTCTGGATAATCGAGGCCTGCAAGTATGGTAGAGAATATAAGGCTTGCCTGCTGAGTAGCTGACTCCATAGCTGCCTGTGAATCTGCAATCAATTGAAATTGTTTCTCTGTAATTGGTAATTCAATATTTGACATTGGGTCCTATCATCCGCTTAAAGTTAATTACAATAAAAAATACTACTTAAACCCCCTACAATGCAAGGGTTTAACTATTACATATTATCTCAGACTCACGAGATGCTAAGGCCTCACAGAGACGATCAAGTCGCTCGTTAATGTCTGAGATTTCTGATTCAATATCATCGTGCTGACTGTTGCGCCTGTCGATGTATGTGTTTTGGCGACGGCTCATAGTTTCAAGGTCGGTTGTTTGGCTGACTGATGTGGATTCTAGCGCACCAAACCTACGATCAATGAACACTGAGAAGGCAACCAAAGCTACAATGGCACCCACAGTTACTTTAACGCCAGTTGATTTTGAAAATGTTACATCATCAAGTGTATTCATTATTCATTTTCCCACGGCAGGGCCGGAGTCCCGCTAGTTGGTGTCTTTAATTCTTCTACCTCTGAGTTTACCTGTGCCTCAAGAGCTGCCACCCGTTCCTCGCCAAGCGCATCTTTAGCCCACTCAACAGCTTGCGACTCCACAATGTCCGCATAGGGAGTAAAGTCATTGGGATCGGGCTGTGTAATTGTGACTGAACCTACGGTTGATGAAGACAAAGGCCTTGTCATGCCGTCTGGATCAACAAACGTACCATCTGTTGCTATAACTCGCCACGCGATCGAGGTGACCACATCTGATAAACCACCTTCAGTGTAGGTCACTTCCATCGTGTCAATCTTCCATGTAAGTGCCATTTTAGCCTGAACTTATTTTTAGGGTACCGGAGTCATTCCATACGCTATTAGCAACACCCGGATCAGAGGTCGGAATACCAGCCATAAGGATGTAGTTACTGCCGAGTCGCAGGGCCTCACTGCCTCCAGCTACGAATCTCATGTAGCCATCGGCGGGAGTGGAATCGTGGGCGTACGAAATCGTTCCACGGTACTGTGCGGCTCCCGATGTTCCATCAGCAAAATCGATGCGGGCTTGGCCGTCGTTCGCATTAGCAACAGTCATCCCCGCCCGACCGCCCGATGAGGTGTTGGCGATGACTAGGTTGGTCGTGTAGTACGATTCTGGGGTGGTTGTTCCGATTCCCAAGCGGCCAGCGATCGTTGTGTGGCTGCCAATGGTCACGGTACTTGCCATGTCTACGGCCCCATCAATGTCCACCACATCAAGATTGGCTGTGCCATCGACATCTAAATCGCCATCTGCTGTGATGTTGCCACCATCTATGCTAGAGCTTCCAACGTCAATGTTCCCAAACCCGGAGGTGATTGATCCAGAGTTTAATGCGCCACTAGTGACTAAGCTAGAATCTCCCGGATAAGCCGTTGCATCACTGAGGTTAAAGGCTGGAGTTGAATCTGAAGCCCCCAAAGCAAGCGACACGCCTCCGTAACTAACAGTCGAGTTGGCTAGGTTGGCGTTAGCAATTGCGGTACCGTTCCAGACTCCGGTCGTAATCGTACCTAAAGTCGTTATCGAACTCTGGCCGACGTAAGTCGAAGCAATATCAATATCGTCTGCATTAACTGTGATGCGGTTTGATGTGCCAACCGCATTCAGAGTCACGGATCCACTGGCACCTCCACCAGTTAGACCAGCTCCTGCTGTCACTCCTGTGATGTCACCAGTGTTGGCCGTAAACGGCAGATCAGACACGTTGCCGTATTTGACGTTGTTATCCCCGACATCGACATAAGCAATCCGGTCGCCCGTTGCGATAGAGGTTCCTTGTAAATCAGTACCCTGCTGTATGTAGTTATCGGTTCCAGCTACATCTATAGCAACAGTTCCTGACGACGGCGACGTTAGCCCATCACCAGCGGTCGTAAGAGCTGACGTAACAAACCCCGAATCATTACTAAATATTGACAGGGGCACAGAGGATATAACTGATCTTTTATGAGCCGAAGCAGAATTATCATAGTACACAAGTGAGTCTGCGGCCACAGGTGCTGCATTAGTAAGCCCACCTACATCTAGCTGAACATTGTCGCCTGTGACTTGTACTCCATCTGCCGCGTTAACCGATAACGTAGGAGCTAAGGTTCCACTTTTTGCGAGGCCTGCTCCAGCGGTTACTCCAGTCACAAAAGGTAGACTTGAGATCGCAGCTTCTTTAACTGTACTATCGTCAGCGTCTTCGAATATAAAAGCATCTGCAGCTACAGGAGTCCCAGATGCCATAGCATCTACAAGGTTGCCCGTACCAGACACCTTAACACGGATGTCATTACTTGATCTTTCTAGACCCGTACTAGCAGTAATAGCGGCAGGAGTAACAGAATCCACATACGCCTTGATGGACTGCTGTGTCGCTAGCTTAGTCGCACTGGAGGAACCACCTCCAAGATCATCCTCATCCTTAATACCCGTCACAGTCGCACCGTCACCTGCGATGTTCAGGCTTGTAGCCAGTACAGCAGCACCTGAAATATCTACTGTACCGTTTATATCTATTGCAGTTGCCTGAAGATCGATTTCGTCTGTCGCGCCAATGGACAAAACTGTTGCCGATGAAGCGGCTATGCGTTGTGACGCATCATTAAACTGTAACTGCATCCCGCCGTTCAGCAGCAAGCCTGTATCTGGGACATGAGTCAGGGATACGTCTTGGTCGTCCCCGAAATAAATAACCCCGGCATCTGCCAAGTACAGGTCACTAAACTCTAAAGCCGCTGTGCCAAGAGTGGTACCGTCTGACGCATCGGGGACAAAGGCTGTACCTGCACTAATAGTACTGGCCCCAACTATCGTGCCCGACACATCTATATTACCATCCACATCTATTAGTGTAGATGTGAGGCCGATCTCATCCGTGGCGGCAATAGTCATAACCGTGTCACTTGATGCAGCAATACGCTGAGAAGCATCATAGAATTGCAACTGTCTCGTACCGCTTAGCAGTAACCCACTATCTGGTACGTGCGTTAAAGATACGTCTTGATCATGACCGAATTGGATGACAGCACCATCGGCTAGATACAGATCGCTGAACTCAAGAGAAGCTGTACCTAAGGATGCTCCATCTGCCGCATTTGGTACAAAGGCTGTCGATGCAGTAATAGTCGTACCTGTAATTGCAGCAGCCGATGCTCCTCCGATAACAGCACCATCAATTGTACCTCCATTGATATCTGTAGTTGTTAGAACAGAACTGGCAAGAGTTACCACACCTGTTGAGTTAGCGATAGAACCAGCCGCAGTACCGTCTTTAGCCTTGAGATTTGTGACCTCAAGATTAGTAGCGTCAAGTGTGGGTGCGGTAAGAAGTGTAGTAACGGTTACAGATGCGGGCAAACCTACAGTAAGAGTCTGCCCAGAAGCACTCGTATCAATCTCATTGGCCGTTCCAGCGATTGTAAACGTCTGGGTGTCTATGTCTACTGAGCCCGTGCCAGACCCGCCTGCGAAATTTAAATCTTGGTCGAACGCATTTTCCATGTGCGCTCTGATCTGAGCGAACCATTTATCTAGCTCAGGGGCAATATTGGGAGGACCAGAAAATCCACCGCCCGTACCGAAAGACATTAGGTAGTCTCGCCAGTTCTACCCGAGCTACCTCTGATAACTCTACCACGGGCAGTGATCTGTTCTATAAGAAATATTCCAGTAATCTGATTAGAGTTAGCAGTAATCTCTACTCGGATGTGGCTGCCTTCCGCTTCGATTTCAATTTCTTCAGTACTTTCAGAGAGACTCCCAGAACCACCGCTAATCGAAATGTTCTGGACACTACCAGTACCGAGAGTCGTTTGTTCGTCATCGACCCAGACTTTTGCTGTGAAGGTGTATGTTCCTGAAGATAAGATATGGATGGCGACTCTACGGAAATTGACGAGACTCCCATTACCTGCGGGAGCGATTCTTTCTGTGCGGAGCGTTCCCGTGTATGTTGTAGCGTCAAGATCTTGCAGGCCGCCGTCGAATCCAATTCTGCCCACTCGAAATATTCTTGCTCCATCTCTCTCTCCAGCATATAATGATGATTCAGCCATTAGGCAAGCGGGTCGCAGTTAGGGTCAACAGGAGTTATAGAGGAACTCGCGGATGAAGTAAAGTCTCCAGTATTTTCACCCGTAGTTCCAAACTTATAAGTCACCTTATAAGTATAACTGTTTCCAAAGCTAACAGTTGTATCGTCGTGGTAGCTAGTGGAAGTAGGATTATCTGTCACTTCGCTATAGTTTACCCCATCTTGAGACCTTAATATTACACGATCTACAAGGCCCGTAGTATCACCGTCAGACCATGATACCCGTACCTTTGGAACAGCAACGTCAGAGACACATGCAGAGGTATCAGATACTGTTACACTAGATGGTGTAGCTTGAGGCTCTACATCAATGTCCGATGTTGTGACCCAGTTTGATTCATCTGAAGCATTCACAGCACGAACTCTGTAGCGGTACTTAGTAACCGCTGTAGCGTTGTCTGTAACCGTATCGTCCCTGAACGAAGTAGAACCAGCAGCCAATGATACTAAGCTACTAAATGAGGAACACGATGCCCCTGTGCAGCGTTCAATTTCATAACCAGTCTCATTGGTAGCATTATCTGTCCATGCTAAAGCAACTGCACTCATCTCTGTTCCGTCAGTGTCAGAACCGTCTGGAGTTGCAGTAAATGATGTAGGGTCTGCAGGATTTGCTGTTGACCCACTTGTAGAGACATTACTTGATTCTGTCCAAGCACTAGGTCCAGTGCTGTTTACAGCTCTTACTCGGTATTTGAATGTTTCCCCCGAAGCTAGTCCCGTATCTGTAAAGACGGTATCATGGGAATCTGATGTCCTCGTAATATCAATTTCATCTAGTGGGGGCCAGTCCGACGCACTTGCAACTTTACGTTGAATCTCATATGAAGTTTCTCCGGTAACTTCAGTGTAGCTAAGATCAATCACTGAGGTAGGAGTTGAACTGTTTTGTTTGGGGTAAGTTGATGTCCATGAGGGAGCAGAGGGGGCAGATCCAGATGTGGTTTGAGTGACTACACCAGAATAAGAAGTTCCTACAGTAGATCCCACCTTAGCTCTTAATTTAAAGTAAAACGCAGTTCCGGGCTGGAGACCAGTAATTGTGGTAGTGGTCGTATCTGATGATAGTTCAGCCACTTTTGTATAGCCCGAACCCGATGATTCAGACTGGTGTACCTCTATAGCAGTGGCATCGCTTGCATTATTGGTCCATGTAAGAGTGATGGTACTAGTAGTAGGACTTGTCGCTTCTATTGGTGCTGGGGGATCTAGATCTGGAACTGTTGCCCTGTTAGCCGTTACATAAGCAGACGCTCCTGCGGTGTTCTCTGAACGCAATTTATAGTGATAAGTCCTGTTGCTGTCTAAACCAGTATCAGTGAAACTCGTGCTGTTAGGTGCATAAGTTGCTTGAATTGGTTGGTAATCACTGGTGTCGTCTGCACTTCTTTCAATTCTAAACGAATCTTCATTAGTACTAGCATCAGTCCACGAAAGAACAAGACTAGTTGTGGTGGGTGATCCAGCCGCAATAGAAAACCCGGTAGGGGCTGCAGGGGCAGCACTAGCAAGACCCGCTACTCTGCTAACGATGTCAGAGTACGCCGAAGTTGTCTCACCAGACTTAGTAGATTTTGCTCTGTAGTAGTATACATTGCCGACAGTAAGGCCAGTATGAGCATGGCTATAGGTACCACCGGGATTGCTAAGTGTCGTAAGCGTACTCCAAGAAGTCCCATTCGTGCTCGTCTCAATTACTACATCACTACCACTAGCATTGTTAGTTCCTGAGACCGTCAAACCATCTGTAAGACCGGCCAAGGCAGCAGTAGGGGCGGCAAGCCATGTCTTGGCGTTAACTTGGGCAGTGGATGAAGTTGAGTCTTGAGAGTTCTTCCTGTGCTTGGCCTTATAGTAATAAGTAGTAATTGGGGATCTTCCAGTATCCGTGTAGGTTGTGACCCCTGAGGCCAACTCAGCAATTCCGTTCGACGCATAATTAGGGGTGAATCCATCAGAACCTCTATAGATACGAGTTACTGTATTTACATTTGTGTCCGTGTTTGTCCATGACAGATCAATTGTACTCTGCCCTGTAGCGGTTGCCGCGAAAGAACTGGGGGGAGCGGCTGGTGCCGGCGCACTTATACTATCCATAAAAGCCAGAGCACCAAATTCAGCAGGGTCAGAACTCCCCACTAACCACTGAGTTTTCATCCACCGTTCGTTTCTGTGATCGAATATAAGTGCGAGGTCATACTTATTTGCACCACCCTCACTCACTATAAAGTACACAAGACCATCATCTGGTGAGTAGCCTACACGAGTGTCTGCTTCCGAAGCATCGACTTCTACGGCCAATTGTCGTATTGGGTCCCCTATGTACTGCAGTGACACGCCGTCGGTCCTGTAAGGGCCGTCAGAGGCCCAGAAATAGCAAACACGCTCGTCTACCGAAGTTACTGCACGGGGGCCTACCGCTCCTATGACATTTGATACCTGTTGTGTAGTGTATGAGTCTACTCCTGAACCGTATAGTGAGTGAGTCGCACGCTTCTGAAAAACTATAAGACGATCCCCCGCTTGTGAGAGCGCGACGATTTTATCTCCGCGTCTACCGAATGACTCATGGTGGGTAGAATGAAATTCACGAGGATTGGTACCACCAGCAGGATCAGTAAAAGGAATAAGTCCGGGCTGGGAAACACGTATCATTTCTGGACGAAGTGTCGATCCTTCGAAGAATCCAGTCCCCCACAGCGAAAAGTTAAAGGTAGTCATTAATGAAAACTTAACTGCCTCTGCGCTACTGTTTGCATCAAAGTCTTGGGTTAACGCTACGATAGATGACCCATTCCAATACACAGTAGCAAGGTTCTGGTTGTAATCACAAATATAAAGTCTATCCTGAGATGACGTAGCATCCCCCGCTGTGATTGAAACCATCATCAGATCAGGCTTGGTGGATACTGAAGTGTAAACATTAGCATGGTATGTAAGGCTAGAGCCATCTACTTGCATTGAGTGAAGGCCAATTTGATTTAAATCGTCATCATAGGAAAGAATATACATCTTTCCGTCGTGCTCAGTAATGTCAATAATACTATCTACAGCAGCAGGGGTGCCGTGGTCATTAAGAATAGTAGCCACCGTAGCCAGAGGTGCTCTTAGCCCTAACCTATTGCGGTAAATAGCAAAGTTCTGCAGTTCTTCTAGATCTGTAGGTTCAGGTACTGGCCTGCTTTGCTCGATCCCGCCGGGGATTGAGATGGGGAATATCTGGAGGTCAGACATAGTTAGCCTCCGAGTCTACGTGAGCTTGCCGCCGCAGTACTTAATTCCCTAACTGTTGCCTCGTCGAACGCACTTACTGCTTGCAGGAATGTAGCATAGTGCATTTCAAATTCACTCTGAAGGGCAGGAATCTCATCAGGACGCTGATCTCGAACAGCGAATAGCATTGCAAGTTTTAACTCTACAAGAGCAAGGTGCTCATCAGGCAAATCTAAATTATCAGTAGTAGCAGTTCTAGTGGTAGGAAGCCACGAATAGAATATCTTTAACTGGTTTGCGTAGGCAGATGCACTATCTTGTAGCTCTGTGTTGTACTCATGGATTGTCCTGTTACGTATGTACGCCCGTGGTGCTATACCATGCTGGGGATTGCGAATAGAAATAATCGTAACCTCATCCCCCACTGAAACCGAAGTCGGTGCTCCGTTAACTCCACTAATTTCTACACGACTTACTGCTGCAATGTTTCCGGGTGTCGTTGAAATATCCCAAGTTGCTGTTGCACTGCCCCGAGTAGCTGAGACACCTTCCCTTCCAAAATAATCAGGATTCTCTCTGGCAGCCTCAAGATAAATTTGCTGCTCAAAGGAGGAGACGTAGGCAATTGCTTCCGTACTTGAAATTAATGAGGCATCATTCAGATTTGATCTCTGTGCTGCCCTGTCTATTATGTTTTGAACCGTTGCCATTATCAGCCTACCTGACTATTTACCCAAGCTTGGTCACTACGCTCTCCAAGGCGACCGCCGGGTTGGCCTTGTGGGGCCATGAATTTATAAGCCTGCATCCGTAAAGCGTCCATCGCTCCTTGTCTTTTGAGAAGTGCTCCCTGCATACGAGTCTCACTGGGCTGCGACGAAGACATAATAAGCTGTAGCTCTAATGAAGAAACAATAACTTCACGAGCCATGTCGGGAGACGATAGAGTCTGCGTTAGTGTGGTGACACGACTGGGTAAGGGCACATAAGAATAGCTGATCGTATGTCCACTATTGGGTTCGAACCATTCACGATCACCTGATGTATTCCATCGTTTACCTTCTGGATCTATTGGATGCAGCTTACCCCCTGTAACATTGAGACTAAGCATGGCCGCAGGGGACGTTGGGTAGCTATCACGATGTTGTCTCTGTACCATGTTGACAGGCGTGTAGACATTATCCGTAGAATCTACATGGGTAAAGTCTCTATAGTGAATGCCTGAATTCAGATTGTATCCATTCGTGTTACCTGAAGAAGTTAACGTAACCACACCTGTAGTAGTAGAGAGTGAGTCAGGAGCAATTTGGCTTAACATCTGCATGACTAATTGATCTTGGTATGACAGCTCACCAAGAAGCATAGCTTTATTAATTTTCTGTGGACCCATATTTCCGTAAGCACGGGCAATTGCGTCATCAATTAAAGTGGATGCTGTTAGTGCCATTATTATCTCCCTAGACCTAGAAGGAAATCATATAGAGTAACATCCGACAAATTTCTCCCCAGTGCCGCTTCTGCAGCGAAGGGATCGTAAAACTTCGCCAGACCTTCCTTATGAGGCCCCATATACTCTAGTAGTTGGTAATTACTAAGTCCGTCAGGACCTTCGAAGATGTCAAGATATTTCTCTCCACGGGCTTTTTTGGCGAGTAAATCATCTATACCCAGATCTGTAGGACGTAATTCAGTAAAAGCTAGCTTAGCAGCCTCATCCCCATGCACCACAGCTCGTGCTCCTAATTCAGCGAGAGAACGGTTAGTTAGTAGCCTGCCCATAATTTGCCCACGATTCATTTGGTCCTGAATTGCATAGGGGGTATACTCCATAAACTCGGCACCGAGGTGTTCAAGCTCGAACCCTAGATCATCCATAGAACTCATGTATCTACGTCTACCATCCTCCCTACGAGTAAACTGACCTACAACTTCTTCAGGATATTTTTCCGGCCTAACGAATCTCCCAACAACCTCAGTGTTCGCACCGTGTATAGCTTCACCAATATGTTGTCTCTCGTCAACAATTTCGTCTAGAGCTTTAATGTATTCATCCGGCTCAATAATCATATCCCCCCTTTCTACTATCTTTCTCAGACCTATGAGCATCTCATCAGCCTTGCCAAGTATTTTCGCAGCGGCACCTGCTGGAAGACCCGGACCTAGTATTCCCGCCATAAGTTGAAGTCCAAGCATCTCACGCTCAGGATCTTGAAATAATGAGCTTGCGCCTGTAGGATCTTGACCTAAGACTACATTTTCAGCAACCTTACCAAGAAGTTCCCCGAAATCAATATCTATAGTACCACTACCGCCCTGAGTTGGAGGGTTGGCTGTAGCGTCTTGTTGTACTCCTGTACCGCCTAGGAGCGCCAATAGTCTTTCGAGTTCTTCTAGTTCCTTATCCATTACCCAATTAGCTTACTCAGAGGTCTCTTTAACATAATCTCTCCACGTGTCTTTATCAACCTTCATTTCCGAGTGAGCTGAATTAAAATGCCTAGCTGCAATCATTGCTTTTTTAAAGCGTTTGTCGCAAACGCTACACTCAAAAAATGTATCCGGCATAGCTGCAGGTTCAGCAGGTTCTTCAATCTTAGGTGCAGTAATGGGGTGATGCTCCATAGGGCGCATCTTACCGGGTCCTGCCCATCCATATAACGGCATTATGATACTCCTTGTCTCCAGCCAGAATTAACATACTGACCGACGGAGACATTGTTAAAGTTTTTATAGTAATTTGCCACACCCTTCCAAAGGCTCGCCCTCTTGCGATCAGCGGCCTCTAACTCTTCTTCCCATGCGTCTTCAATGTGCTCTTCGTAAAAGCGGCGATTACGTCTAGTGTCCGCCATCTCAAGGCCTATGATTAGCCCCCAGTCTAGCGGTGCGTATTGTTTGTCTTCAGTCTCATAGGCTTGTAGTCTACGCATCCAACACTGTCTATCGGTATTCCACTTATCAGTTTCTGCTAACTCATTAGTGGCATCCTTATGTGTGCTGGGCTGTAGCTCTATCCAGATCTCCCATCTCCCTTCCCAAGGATGAGATCCGTCTATGAGTGTCTTATCTTTTCTTTCATACATCTTAGGATTCCAGATAAGAAATACCTCAGGAGACATTTCACGTAACGCCTCTGCGATATGATCAGGAATCGTTGGTGCTGGTTGTGTTCTGAATTCTATGTTCATCTGTTTCCTCCGAGTCCAAGTAAACTAAGTATTTTACTAACTATATTCTCTTCTTCGAGAGTTATGCTACCCCTGAACGGATCCTGCTGCGCCAGCCACTCCACTGACTCTTTTGCGTCCTTCCTCGATAGATCTCGTGACCCAGCTCCTAAGCTCTTATATTTAGGGTAATCCACTACTACATCAAATGCAACCTCATCAATATCCACAGTGTCTCCTTGCGGTACTGAAGCAAGTGCATCAAACGCAGCGTGGAGTACATTTGCTGAATAGGGGTAGGGACCATGTGCTCTAGCATAATAGTCATATTCGTCCCTCTCGGGCGATATGTGATGCATCATCTCATGTATAAGCGTCCCTCTTGCGGGATCGTTTTCTGGATCAACAGAAGGACGGCGAGTAATTTCATGGCTAGGAAAACCAGTTGCACTAGCCGCCCCGTACAGTTGGTGGGGTTGTATAAATATTACGGGGGTTGTTTCGCCATCGGGATCGTATAAATATGCGCCTGATTCCATAGTTGGCATCAGCTCCCCTCTGAAGTATTCCTCTGGTACTTCCGCCGACAGAGATCTAGTCCAGTCAAGTAATTCGTCTGCTCTTGCAACTCTCGGCACAAGTCTGTCGGGGGCTGCACTTTGAGCAGTAGTTTGTAAACTATCCCACAGACCATAAAGTCTTGAGGGAGAATATTGAGCTCTATCAGGTTTGTCGCGGTGCCCAGAATCCCACAGCATTTGCTCCCAATCTTCAGTCGGAAGCGTGTCAGGTAGCATCCACCCCGGATGTGGACGAGCATGTTGGCGAGGCTGTTCCTGTTGAAGGTTTTCATCCGATCTAAATTTAGCTAAAAGCTCAAGAAACCAATCCACTATCTATTCCCTCTAAGCAGATGCTTGAGCCCATACCCGGTGGTCTGTAATGTACTAATCACTTGGTCGAAAAACGACGGCTCTTCTTCTGGCTCTGGCTCTTCAAAATTCCAAGGATTATCAGAAAAAACGGGGGCTTCAGCTATGTACCCTA